ATTCAAGGTGGTCCAGCAATCGTAGCAACCGATGGTGCTGACGATACCGACAACCAGTTGTCAGGTAAAGTCGGAGCAACTGTAGCAGCAACCGAGAAGCTTGACTTCTATGGTGAGCTTGCAGTTCAAACCAACGATGGTGATACCGACAACTCTTGGGCAACTAAGATCGGTACTAAGTATAAGTTCTGATGAAGTACTTAGAATCCCCGTGGCTGATAGTATTTCTGGCTGCGGGGTTCTTTATTTTTGTAGAGGGTCTGCATATGTACGAACATGAACACTGCAGATCCTGTCCATCATGTCAAATAGAGGAATACTAATGTCACAACAAAGCTCAGGAATGAGAGCAGGTCCATCTGCTTATTCAATGGACAGCAGAGACGAAAGGAATGTTGACACTACACCTAGTGATTCTCAACCACCTGGCGTTGATGAAGAAAGAGAACCTCAGTCTCTAGAAGAAGCCCTTCTAGGAGAGTGATAGGAAGGGGAGCACCTCAGAGTCGGACTCCCCTTTCATTGGCTTTAGCCCCGTACGCGGGATACCTTTAGCCGTCTAGACGGTGGGAGAGACCACATACAATTTAATAAATGCGCAAAAAATTTCAGCTGAGAAAGTAAATATAAACTTATCCATAGAAAATGGCTGTCGCACAACAGAGCGCCACTAACCCGTCTTCATTGACCTGGAGTGGTGCTGACAATGGTGCAGCATCAACAACTGCTGCACGTAGAGAATTATTTCTCAAGCTATTTTCTGGAGAATTGTTCAAAGGATTCCAACGCAATACAATTGCAAGGGATCTGATCACTAAGCGTACCTTGAAGAACGGCAAATCATTGCAGTTCATATTCACAGGTCGCACCAAGAGTGAGTACCACATTCCAGGAAATAGTATACTAGGTAACGCCGATGGCGCACCTCCAGTAGCTCAGGTCACCGTCGAGTGTGACGACCTCTTGATCTCAAGTGCCTTCGTCTATGAATTAGATGAGACACTTGCCCACTACGATTTAAGGGGTGAGATCTCACGTAAGATTGGTTATGCTCTCGCTGAGAACTATGACCGTAGAATCTTCCGTGCAATTACTAAGTCTGCACGTTCAGCTGGTCCAATCACTAAGGCTAACTATATAGAACCAGGTGGAACACAGATCCAAGTTGGTACTGCTACTAACAGTGCTGCTGAAGCATTCGATGCTGGTAAATTGGTAACTGCATTCTATGATGCAGCTGCTGCACTAGACGAGAAGGGAGTTGATTCCTCTGGTCGTGTAGCGGTACTGTCACCAAGACAATACTATGCATTGATCAATGATGTATCAGCTGGTGTTATCTCTAACGGACTCATTAACCGTGACGTACAAGGTACAGCCTTGCAGTCAGGTCAAGGAGTTGTAGAAATTGCTGGTATCAAAGTATTCAAATCGATGAACATTCCGTTCTTCGGTAAGTTTGGTACTAGATACGGTACTGCTAGTGCAACTAACCCTGGCATTACATCACCACAAAACACAGGTTCCTTCGTTGAGGAATCTATGGGTGATCAGCAAGAGATTTCTGTTCCAACAGCTAACGCAAGTGCAAACGAAGGTCAAAGAACTGTAAACGATTACGGTGAAGAGGCTAAGTTTGACCATAGCTGTGGACTGATCTTCCAGAAAGAAGCCGTAGCTTGTGTAGAAGCAATCGGACCTCAAGTACAAGTTACCGATGGTGACGTATCCGTGATTTATCAGGGCGACGTAATCCTTGGACGCTTGGCAATGGGTGCCGCACCTCTAAACCCAGCTGCTGCTGTCGAATTAGTTTGTGGTAAGGCTGCCGGATCAGGCAACAACGCTGCATTCTAATTATATATTATTAACCAACATACAGGGGAGTTCTCACGCTCCCCTTTTTTTTATTCATAAAACTTTATGGCTTCCACGACAATTGATACCGAGACCGAACTCTCCGCAGTAAACTCAATCCTGGGAGCTATAGGTCAGTCACCCATTACAAGTATATCAGCTGGCTCTGCTAACCCAGAGGTTGCTTTCATTTATAATTTACTACGTGATGCTAATGTAGATACACAGAATGAAGGATGGCATTTTAACACTGAGAAACATGTACCTTATACACCGGATGCTACAACTGGTAAGATCAGTATAGGATCTGACATCTTAAAGATAGATGTGTCTAAAGGTTGGACACATAGACAGTATGATGTAGTAAGAAGGAACGGTTATTTATATGATAAGTTTGATCATACTGATGACTGGGGTGATCATACTACAGTTGATTTAGATATTACAAAACTATTTTCTTTTGAAGATATACCTTCAGTTTTTAAAAGGTATATCATTGCTAGAGCTGCTACAAGAGCTGCCACTCAACTTGTAGGTAATCCTCAATTAGCACAACTGCTACAACAACAAGAGGGTTTAACTAGAGCTGCTTGCATGGAGTATGAATGTAATCAAGGTAACCATACTATGTTTGGTGTACCAGAAGATTCAGTTTATACTGGATACAGACCATGGACAACACTGAGGCGTTAAATGGCAGGAATTACACAAACCATTCCCAATTATTATGGTGGGATATCTGAACAACCAGATCAATTAAAGAACCCAGGACAAGTTAAAGAAGCTCTGAATACTATACCTGACATTACCTATGGTTTGTATAAAAGACCTGGTAGTAAAAGAGTAGTTAGTGATCAGGCTAGCGGTCAGTTAGCTAATGTACAATCTAATGGTTCGTGGTTTCACTACTACCGTGATGAGACAGAAGGGTCATATATAGGTCAGATTGCATCAGATGGTACTCCAAGAATATGGAGATGTTCTGATGCTAAAGAGATGACCATTGCGTATGGTAGTACCAACGGTGCTACCTCTGCAAATCTTAAAACATATCTAACACCAAGCTCAGCAACAGCCACTGAGGACATACAGTTCTGTACTATTAACGATACTACATTTGTTAATAACAGAACAAAGAAAGTTCTGATAGGTTCAGCTACAACTGCTGCTAGACCTGACACTCACTCAGCTTTTGTAGAAATATTAAGGACAGAGAATGGTAGGCAATATGCTTTAAATGTGCATGATAGTAGCACAACTGTAACCAATCAAAGTAAAGCTACAAGAATTAAAATAAGTGATACATCATTAGCTACAGGATGGGGTACAGGTAATTGTCCTGGTATAGGTACGCAAGTATTCGCTGTAACAGCTGCTAGTTCTTATGGTAGTGATATTAATTCTGTGAAAGATGCTAGTAACAATACACTAACTTCTGGAAGAGAAGACTTAGTATTTAGAATAACTACATTAGGTCAGGTAGGTGATAGCCAAGCTGACGATGATGGTGGTGGTCCAGGTCCGAATGGATTTAGATGTGCATACAATAAAAGTATAGACTTACTACATGGTGGACAAGGTTGGGCAGTTGGTGATGTAGTACAAGTCACCTTAGATTCAGCAGATACTAATTATACTTATGATGTTGAAGTCACTGCTGTTGAAACTACATCAGTTAGAGGTACGATTAATAGTGGTGTGAATGGTATAATCAGACCGGAACCCACACCTTGGGATGCTCAGACTGCTGTTAGTGTTGATACAATATTAGGTGGTCTTAATACTGAATTAGCTGCTACTGGTTTAACTAGAACTATCATTGGTAATGGTATATATTTATCTAGTAGTTCTGCATTTACTGTAGAAGTAACTGACCCTGATTTAATGAGGGTCATGCAGCATGAGATTAATGATGTATCTAAGTTGCCTTCTCAATGCAGACATGGTTATATTGTTAAAGTTACTAACAGTCAGCAATCTGAAGAAGATGATTATTACCTTAAATTCAATGGAGATAATAATCAAAACGGTCCTGGTAGTTGGGTAGAATGTCCAGCACCTGGTATCAGAAAGAACTTTGATCATTCTACAATGCCTGTAACTATTCAACGTACAGCTGCTACTACATTCACAGTAGACAGATATGCTTGGGATGACAGGACTGTAGGCGATGATAAAACTAATCCTATACCAACATTTGTAGGTCTTGATAGTAATCATCCAGATCATACAGGTACTGATGAAGATAGTTTTATAAATAAAATTCTATTCTTCCGAAACAGATTAACATTCTTATCTGGTCCGAATGTTATAGCATCACAACCAGGTGATAGTGGTAATTTTTGGGCAGACACTGCTCTCACTGTTAGTGGTATAGATCCTATAGATATATCAATGAGCTCCACTTTACCATCTTCTTTATTTGATGGTATAGAAATCAATGCAGGTTTATTAGTATTCAGTGCTAATAGTCAGCATTTACTTTCAGCTGATGATACTATACTTAATCCAGATACTGCTAAGTTAAGGACTATATCTTCTTATAATTATAATACTGTTATACCTCCAATATCATTAGGTACTACACTAGGCTTTATAGATAATTCAAATAAGTACAGTCGTTTCAATGAGATGGCTAATGTTTCTAGAGAAGGTCAAGCTGCAGTTGTAGATCAAACAAAGATTGTACCAACTTTATTACCGAAAGACATAGATCATATAACTAACTCTAGAGAAAACGGTTTGATATTCTTTGGTAAAACAAACTCAGATATAGTTTATGGTTTTAAGACTGTAACAATGGGCGACCAAAGACTTCAATCAGCCTGGTTTAAATGGAAACTTAACAGACCACTTAAGTATCATTTCGTTGAAAACGATAGGTATTATTTTGTAGATAGTGACAATTTCTTACAGTATACGAACCTAACTCAAAATGATGATGACCCTAGTATCACTGAGGAAGGTACTAACTTCTTGATACACCTAGATAATTGGGTTCAAATTGAAGGTGGTTCATATAACAATAGTACAAATTTAACTACATTTACTGACGGTAGTAATAGTTGTGAGTTCACTTGGCAAAGTAGTATAGGAGCAAACCCTAATGGTCAGTTGGTAGTTATTGATATAGATCCTAACAGCTCCCGTGTAGGTAGGTATGCTCCAGTAACAGTAACTAGTGCTGGTACTTCCTTCACCTTACCAGGTGATTGGTCTAGAGAAGTAACTAGTGTTACAGTAACTAACGGTGGTAGTGGTTATACGTCTGCACCTACCGTTGCGTTCTCTGGTGGCGCTGGTTCTAACGTTACAGCCACAGCTACTATTGCTAGTGGAGCAGTAACTGCTGTAACTATAAACAATAACGGTCAAAATTATACATCAGCACCAACAGTTTCATTTAGTGGTGGCGGTGGTTCTAGTGCTGCTGCAACAGCTGCTATACATGATGGTAAATATTATATAGGTTATCTATATGATTATCAAGTTGACTTCCCAAGATTCTATACTACTAAAACAGTAGGTCAAGCTTCAGTTGCTGATACTAGTGCCTCCTTAATATTACATAGACTTAATCTAAGTCTTGGTAAAGTTGGTCTATATGAAACGACTCTTACTAGAATAGGTAAACCTGATTTTACAGATGTATATGAATCTACATTATTAAATACATATAATGTATCTGATGCACCATTGGTAGATGAAATAATTAAAACTATACCTGTTTATGATAAAAATAAAAACGTAGATATAACACTTAAGTCCACACATCCTTCACCTTGCACATTGAGATCTATGCAATGGGAGGGTGACTATTCACCTATGTATTATCGACGTGGCTAATTACATTCACCCAATAACTTTGGAGGCTGCTATGGAAGTAGCCTCTGAACTTCGTCCGGAAGACCGAAGAGAAATCGAAGAAGGTCATGGACTAGATCCATTTACAACATTAGTAGCTAAAGCTCAAGAAGGCTCCTGCGTTTACTTTAACGTGCCTAACGGCAAGACTGCCGGTATGGCTGGAGTTGAAGATGATGGATGTATATGGATGTTAACAACAAAAGCAATTTACGAATACCCACTTACATTTGCTAGAGAATCTAAGAGGTATGTTGAGAGACATGCTGATAAATCTCTATGGAATATAATAGATAAACGTAATACTGTCCATTTAAAATTGCTTAAATTTTTAGGCTTTAAATTTTTAGAAGAAATTTTTCATGGACCTAACAATTTACCCTTCATTAAATTTTACAAATGAGCTTTATACAAGATTTATTCGACCCTGCAACGTCGGCATACAACGATAAAGTCAGGCAATTTAATACTAGACGCATGTCATTAGCAATGGCAGCGAACGTTAATTATACAAATAAGGGCGTCGCTTTTCGCCAAGCTCAGTGGGGTACTACTCTTGATCAGAGTATAGCAAATAGTAATGTATACGCTCAACAATTAAAAGCCCAATGGCAAGCTTTCAAAGGATTTGAGGAATGGTCTAGAGCTGCAGGAGCGAAAGGTGGACTTACAGGTAACGAGTCACGAGCTAAGCGATCAGGTAGAGATGCAGAATGGCTATCTCTATTAGCTAAAAGAGCTAGTCTTGAAGCTGGAGCTGATACTACTTCAGCAGCCGCAGGTGCTTTACATACTATTTCCCGAAACAAAATTAATAGTGAAATGCAAGCCAGAGATCAGTTAGGTATTAGACCTGCTCAGAAAGGACTTATGGGTACAAGGAGTACTAACTGGGGTGTTGCTGTATTCAATATGGCTAAGCAAGGTGCATCAATAGCAACAGGCTTACAAGGTCTTGGAGCTTTTGATAAAAATCCAGATGGCAATAATTTATTCGGTTGGTTAAGAAGAGGAGCTTAGTTATGACTAATTCAATGTTTAACCCAAAAACTCAATATACCACCGACGTTAGTCAAATCAACCAACAGAATCAAGCTAGTGCTAACGAAACTACTACCTTTTTAATGGGTATGATTGAAGCTGATGCAAAACATAGATCAGCTAATTATAAACTCATTGATCAAATAGGACCATTAATAGGTCAATATCGTAAACTTGATGAGGCAAGAAAGAAGCGTCAGCAAGCAGACGCTGAACAAGATGTATATTTCAATCCTCAAGCTTCGCCTTATGGTATACAAATAGGTGATAAAAAATATGAGAATAATTTAAAAGCTCAAGAAGCAATTAGAGCTCTTGAATTAACAGGTGTTACTAATGAAACTGCTATTGGAGGCAACGTAGAAATAGCACAAGCTTTAGCTCAGAGTGGAGGTCAATTTAGAGATACAAGGAAACAATTAGTACACGCTGCTGAAATGTATCCCGAAATGCTTATGCTTGGTGGGGCACATGTTAAATTAACAAGAGCTAACGGAGATACATTTACACGTGATAGTGCTGCAAATTTTGCTGAATTTCAAGCAGCACTTAGAGCTACACGTGGTATATACTTAGCACAATTTATGGATAATACTACGTCTGATCAACGTAAGAGATATCTATATGAAAAGATGAAATCCGCTGAGCAGGCTATTACAACTCAATGGGTAGAAGCTAAAAGACAGTCGATTAAACAGGGCGTACAAGATGAATTAAATGAAGAATTATCTACTAGTGTAAATGAGTGGGTCTTCCCAGGTCAAAATGATGTCGGTCAAGAAAACCCTTTAACTAATTTTATTAAAACAACCAGAGGCGTCTATGGTGGTACAGATGAAGACGGTCAAGCTTTAGGAAATCTAGGTACTGCCAAACGAACTGTATTTAGTAAATTAGGTACGTTAGCTGAAGAAAGTTTATTGGATCAGGATCAAGTAACTAAGATTGGAGATTCTTGGTTCGAAGCTGAAGATGGTTCGTGGCAACAGGTTAGAAAGTATTTTAAAAAAGAATTCGATGAATTAGAAGGTAAAGCTGTAAAAGCTAAAAGTGATGAATTAATTATTAGAGATGCTAAAGTTAACAATGAAATTAATGAGTGGGGTTTAGATCTAGAACAGACATGGGCTAACCAAGAGGAACCAGTGACTAATGCTCAACTTGAAAAAGCTATAGATGACTTTAGAGCTAACCCAGCATGGAGAGGTAGGAAACTTCCTGAAGGTATATCTAAATGGTACACGATGGAAGATGAAGAAGATGATGAAATTAAAAAAAGAATTATTGCAAAGGCTGCCAACTTATTACCTGTAGACATTTCTGAAGTAGGTGGTATCCAAGATAATGCTATGAAGCTTGATTTAATACAACAATTAAAAATCTCCAATCTTGCTGCACTAGATCAAGACACTATTAATAGAAGAGATACAGATATAAAAACTGCAGTTGCTGTTAAATTAGATGAGAGGGATGATAAAACTACTAAAAGTCCAGAATATAACAATGCTACTAGAAGAGCTCTTGTACATTTCAATACACAATATGCACGCTTTATTAAAGAAAACCCTAGTGATAGAGAGAATGCTTATTTAAGAGCTATTGAGTCTACTGAAGAAGGTATTGAAGATGGTAGATGGGAACAAAGAGAAGCATCTAATATAAATAATGAAGCGTCTCAGAATGTATCAAACACATACAGAGCTATATCTGAATCGAAAGGAGCTATTATACATGAGGAGGTATTGCCAGCTGTAAGTAAACGTGATCTTCAACAAGGATTAAGAGCTTTAAATAATGAAGCACAAATACCTGACATATTTTATGATATAGCCAAACGTAGTAGTAAAGCTGGTAACCATGTAGATGTTTACGATGTAATGCTTGGGCAAGTAAATGCTGGCTTACGTGCAGAAGGTGCACCAGAGATTAAAAATATTAATAAACCAGTTATTTTAGAATCGATGCGTAAAGCCCTTACCCCTAAACAACAGGTTGAATTAAACTCAGGTCAAGCTGGTTTAAATAAAGTCATCAAAGAAAGTGATGATGTTGATTGGTTCTTAACTTCTGTACAAGATGAGACAGCTATGGCTAACGGAGCTTTTAATTACATTCAAGCTCCAGATGGCGGTGATGCTCACTTAGAAAAACCATTAACAGAACATACTATTGAAGAAGTACTTGGTCTTATAGGAAAAGGTTATGGTAATTTAACAGCTTATGGTATGACACCACGTCAGTTTATTGACGCATTTAAAGCAAGCGGTCTTGGACTAAACGCAGTATTAGATGAAGATACTCAAAAAGCACTAGCTTTCCATTCAGCTATTGTAAACATACAACACAGAAACGATCTAACAGGCTTCTATGGGAGTAATGAGATAGCAGATCTAACTGATCAAGATAGAACCAGAATTTCATCCATTGCTGGTACTGTTGAATCTGATTGGAATAAAATCGAAAACTTAGTTAGTTCAAAATTATATTAATTTACTAAGGTAAAACAATGCCCGAATATCCAATGGGAATAGATCCATCAAAAATTGATGTTGAAGGTACCGCTGCTCATGCTGACTTCATTGATGCATCTAGAGAGGCACGTATTAAAGAAGATGCGGTGAATCAAGCTGCTAATTCAATAAATAAACGAGAAGCAGATCAAGCTAGAGCTGAGCAAGATGATCCTCGGAATAAAAAAAACTGGGGATTAGGTGCAGTAAGTAAAGAAATAACATCTGCTATATCAGGTGGTGTTACTTCTGCTGCCGGTTCTGTAGCAACACTACCTGAACGTACTATTGATGCACTATCAGGTGAAATGGCAGAGGTTGGTGTACAGAATTATCGACCTGATTGGAATCCATTTGTTAACTATGATAACCCTATTGAAACAAAAACTTGGTGGGGTGACTTATTAAAAAATGGTGTACACTTTGGTGTACTGGCAGCTGGTACTGTTGCTGTAGCACCTTTGTTAGGTAAAGCTGCTATAGTTGCAGGTGGAGCTAGAGCTGCTACAGCTGTTGCCTGGGGTACTAAAGCATTAGCAAATAACTGGATTAGAGGTGCAGCCGTCGGTGCTGTATCTGATGTTATCTCTGAACAATCAGATAAGGATAATGCTTTAGGAACTTTACGAGATAAATATGGATTCATGGATACACCAATCAGCACTAGAGATGGTGATCACCCTCTTGTCTACAAATTGAAAAATATTGTAGAAGGTATGGGGATCGGTGTTATAGCTGACGGCGTCTTCCGAATATTAGGTAAAGGTACTGGTAAAGTTGCTAGTAGAATTAAAGCAAGGAACCAAAGTATAGCTGATCAGAAGCTAGAAATGGGTAAGGAACAGCTAAAAAGTCCTGATTACGGTGGTTATAAAAACCCTTCTGAATCTTGGCAAGCAGCTCCTACATCTAAAACACCTATAGATGAGGCATTGGTTCTTAACAAAAAAATCAATAATGATTGGGGTGCTGAAGAAGGTTCATTAGGTTCTCTTACTACACCTGCTCAATTAAAACGATGGGATTTAGATGGAAAAGAATTAAATGCTATTGCTAAAGAACTTCTGAGTTCTGATACATACCAAGCTTCTGTTCGTAGAATAAACCAAGGTTTAAGTACGATGGATGAAGAATGGGGTGAGTCATTAGAAATGGCATATAGAACTCTACAAGGTAGAAATGCTATCGATGATACAGCTGCAGAATACTGGGCTGATTACTTTGCAAAACAAGATTTCTCGTCTGATGCTGATATGTATAACTGGGTCTCTAAGAACGTAGTTGCAGCTGATTTAGTCATTGGTTCACTACTTAAAGAAGTAAGAGACTTAGGTATAGCAGGTAGAGAGATAGCAGATATAGCAAACTTAGATGATATAGATGGACCTGCTTCAGCGATCATAGATAAGATCATGGTAGGTTTAACAGAAATTAAAAGATCTAAAATTTTAGCTTCTGATAAATTACGAGATTTGAATTTAGGTAATAAAGGTAGGCAGCAATTTGTTAAAGAAACTTTAGAGGCTGATGTAGCTAGGTCTAGAGAATCAATCAAAACTATCCTTAATTTGGCAGGGAAAAGTGGAGACGATGATCTAATGAAATCACTCTTTGAAGTATTCTCAACCATGAAAGATGTCAACAGTTTAGAAGACTTTGATGCATGGGCTAGAGCAACACTTAAAGGTGGAGATATTAACGGTAAAATTAGAACAGGAGCTGTCGTTAAAGAACTTCAAGGTGTTATGGTACATAGCATCCTAAGCGGTCCTAAGACACCTATGAGAGCGATTATGGGTACAAGTACCGCAACATTCTTAAGACCCCTTTCTACAGCCATAGGAGCCACGCTGAGATACCCTTTTACTGGAGACAGTGCTACTATTAAAGCAAGCATGGCATCATTAAATGCTATGATGGAAGCAATTCCTGAAAGTTTTGATTTATTTAAAACAAAACTCAATGCTTATTGGAGTGGTGATATGGCTACAATCCAGACTAGATTCTCTGAAACATCTAGAGGAGATGAAAGATGGAGATTATTAGAAAGATGGGCTGAAAGTGAAAGAGCTAGTGCTGGAGATAAAGCTGCATTTAGAATTGGTAATGTAGCTAGACAGATGAATAATAGTAGTTTACTTTCATATTCTACTAAAATCATGGCTGCTACTGACGATGCATTTACATATATATTAGGTAGAGCTAAAGCCAGAGAAAAGTCAATGCGTTATGCATTAGATTTACAAGGTAAAGGAACTCTCCCAGAAATTACTCCAGAATTATTACGTACATATGATGATAAGTTTTATGGTGAAATTTTTGATGCTAATGGTAATATATTAGATGAAGCTGTTCAGTTTGCTAAACGTGAAGTAACACTGACACAAGACTTGACTGGATTCGCTAAAGGACTAAACGATGTATTTGAGGCTGCACCTTGGGCTAAACCATTCTTCCTATTCGCTAGGACAGGTGTCAATGGTCTTGCTCTCACAGCAAAACATACTCCAGGTTTTAATTTCCTGGTTAAAGAATTTAATGATATAGCATTTGCAAATGAAGAAAATATAGCTACACTGGCTAAGTATGGTATTAACACAGCTGAAGAACTTGCTAATGCTAAGGCATTACAACAAGGTCGTTTAGCAATAGGCAGTGGTATTATCAGCTTAGGCTCATGGTCTTACATGAGTGGTAATATAACTGGCAATGGTCCAACAGATAGACAAAAACGTCAGATGTGGATCGATGCTGGCTGGCAACCTAGAAGTATTAAGTTAGGAGGTGTGTGGGTTAAGTATGATTCTATGGAACCATTTAACCAAATCCTTTCAACTATTGCTGATGTAGGAGATCATAGTCAATTAATGGGTGATGAGTGGACAGAGAAGCAGCTATTATCAACGGCACTAGTCGTTGCACAAGGCGTTGCTAGTAAGTCCTATCTCGCTGGTTTACAACAGTTTGTTGATTTGTTCGCTGGGCGTAGAGGTCAAACCGAACGTATTGTCGCAGGCTTATTGAATAACACAGTACCATTAGCTGGATTACGTAATGAACTCGGTAATTTGTTTAGTCCTCATATGCGTGAACTGGGTTCAGGTATAGACCAAGCAATTAGAAATCGCAATAAAGTTACAGAAAATCTTACAGAAGATCCTTTAGCAGTTAAATACGATATGCTAACTGGTAAACCAATTAAAGATTATGACTTTATGACTAGAGCATGGAATATGTTTAGTCCTGTTCAGTTTAACCTTGACCAAAGTCCAGGTAGACAATTCTTATTTAACAGTGGCTATGACATGCGTATGTCAACTTATTACTCTCCTGATGGTTTTGATTTATCAGATGATCCTGTGATTAGATCGCAATTCCAAAAAGCTATAGGTGATCAGAATTTAGAACGCCAGTTAGATAAGTTAGCTGCAAGACCAGATGTTCAAGAGTCTTTAGCGTTAATGCAACGTCATATCAGAGCTGGTATGAGAGATCATGATGCAACATTATATTTACATAATAAATTAATACATAAATTATTCACTAAAGCTCGTAAAAAAGCATGGGCTAAAATAACAGCTCTCTCTAATGTCCAAGAACTTATAGAAGCTCAAAGAAATCAAAGAATTAGAGATAAAGGGATTACAAGGCAATCACGTAATCCATCACAAATCCTTTCTATGTATAAATAATTATGGCAGTAACTCATCAAGATTATACAGGGAACGGTTCAACCGATACTTATGAAATCAATGCGTTTGATTTTTTAGATACTGGTGATATAAAAGTAACAGTAGCAGGCGTATCGCAAACTGTTACTACAAATTACACAGTTGCTAATAAAACCCTAACCTTCACATCAGGTTCTATACCTGCTAATAATGCTGCCATACGTATTTATAGAAATACAAGTTTAGATCCAGCAAAGCATACATTCCAAACAGGAGCTTCTGTTAAGGCAGATAGTTTAAATCTTAACAATAAACAATTACGATATTATCTACAAGAATTAGGTACACCCACAGCAGCTGGTACAGGACTAGCACTCACTGCTGGTAATAAAAACGATATCGAAGTTGTTAACGCTAATGATTGGGTTATACGTAGTAGTGCTGTTGAAGAATCAATGATAGCTAATAACGCTATTACTAGTGGAAAGATCGGTGGTGATCAAATTGATTCTCAACACTATGCTACAGGATCGATAGATCATGAACACTTAGCAAATGATTGCGTAGATGGTGATAATATACAAGATGATGTTGTTAACTCAGAACATTATGCAGCCGCTAGTATAGATCATGAACATCTATCTAATGACTGTGTAGATAGTGATAACATAGCTGATAATTCAATTGGCAATGAGCATATGAAAGATGATGCTATAGGGATTGCTGAATTATCTGCAACAGGTACAGCAAGTTCTAGCGTCTTCTTGAGAGGTGATAATACTTGGGCATCATCATCTGGTAAACTTTTAGGATGGGCTACTGGTATTACTACCACTAATGTTTCAGGGTCAGAAGATACATGGGTTGATACTGGATTAACGGTTAACTATACACCACAGTCTGATAGTTCAACTATACTTGTAGATTGCCATATTGTAATGTTTGGATCACCTAAACAAGATTCTTCTGGATCGCATTCTGGTAAGTATAAACTGAGATTACGTGTTCAACCAAGTGGTGGTAGTGAAACTACTGTTGGTGAAGAGATGCAAGGTAGTTTTGGTCAAACGACTAATTCTAGTTATGGTCATTATTATGCTAAGGAGGAAGGTACATATAGTTTTCATGAAGAGTATGATAACTCAAGTACAACTCAAAAAACTTTCCATCTTGAATGTATGGAGGAAGATAACTCAGTTATAGATATTTGCAGAGAGTCTGGAAGAAGTTTCATTGTTGTAATGGAGGTTGTATAATGTCAACTAAAGTAAAATTCGCTATTCAAGCACTTAATCCTTCAGCTAAATTTAGAGTTCTAGATGATTCAGTTGATAAGATTGAATGGTTATACGGTACTACACCTATATCTAAATCTAGTATTGAAGCTAAAATAGCCGAACAACAGGCAGCTTATGATAACGATTATGTTAGAAAAAGGCAAGAAGCTTATCCTGGTGTATGGGATCAATTAGATATGATCTATTGGGACCAAGTGAATGGAACCACTACATTTAAGGAAGCAATTGCAAAAGTAAAAACTGACTACCCAAAGAGTTCATAAACTATGGCAACACAAACTTATCAAGAATATTCTGGGGACGGGTCAGATAAAACTTTTGATTACAACTTCCCCACATATTTCGTAACAGAGGTAAAAGCGTCAATTGATGGTGTAGATGTTGATAACTATACCGTACCTAATTACACCACCTCTGGTTCACATACAGTAACTTTCGATAACAGCACAGGTTCGTTAAATACTACCGTATGTGAATCGTCAGGTGCTCCAAAAAATGGGTTAACAGTACGTATTTATAGGGATACAACTGTAGATGCTGCTAAACATACATTTCAAGCAGGTGCTTCCGTTAAAGCTGATGAACTTAATACTAACCAAGAACAAATATTAAGAGCTTTACAAGAGCAACAATACAATTTAGGAATTGGTAGACTACAAACAGCTGATTATAGAGATAACTCTATATCAGGTGCGAAGATTAAATCTGATGCTATAGATTCTATGCATTATGCAGCTGATTCTATAGACACAGAACATTATGCTCCTCTCTCTGTGGACACCGCAGCCCTTGCTGGTGACGCAGTAAATGGAGATAAGATAGCTAATGATTCTATAGACTCTGAACATTATGTTAATGGTTCTATAGATACAGCACATCTTTCAGCCAATGTAATTAATGTAGATAAAATTGCAGATGATGCAGTTGAAACAGGTAAGATAAAAGATCTTAATGTAACTACAGCTAAGCTTGCAAATGAATCAGTTACTTCTGCTAAGATAGCGAACGCAACTATTACAGCTGCTGACATAGCTAACGATACTATAACAGGTACACAGATAGCTAGCAGTACTATTACAAATTCGCATTTAGCAGCTGATGCAGTTGGTGCGACTCAATTAGCTGATACTGCTGTTACAGCTGGTAGTTATACTACAGCTGATATTACAGTTGATGCTCAAGGTAGGATAACTGCAGCGTCTAATGGAGCTATTGGTACATCAGAAATAACTGATGACGCTGTTACATACGCTAAGATTCAAAATGTTTCAGCAACTGATAGAGTATTAGGTAGGGATTCATCTGGAGCTGGTATTATAGAAGAAATTACACCAGCTAATCTACGTACTATGATTAACGTAGAAGATGGTGCTACAGCTGATCAAACTGCTAGTGAAATTAAAACGTTATATGAATCTAATTCTCAAACCAATCCATTAACTGATGCAGAAAAAGCAGTCATTGATGGTGTAACAGCTACCACCTCAGAACTGAATATATTAGATGGTGTTACTGCTAATAAAGATGAATTAAACTTGTTAGATGGTAAGAGTGTAGTAACTACTATTGCTGCTAATGCTACTGATGTTCAGTTACCTACAGCTCAAGCTGTTAATGAAAGGATCGTAACTGTCATGCAAGATGCAGGTGGTTTTGTTCCTATAGCTGATGATCAATCATTCCCTAATACCAACCCTGATCCTAACGATGACGCAGGTACTATCGTATCTATAGCAGATGCTGGCGGTCTTGTTGTTAATGGATCTGGTGTAACTACAACAGGTAGAACATTAGGTGGTTCAACAGTTACTATTAATGGTATTGATTCCTCATTACATAGCTCTACTATAGCAGCTGGTAAGGGTATGTTAGTAGAAACAACTTCTACTTTAAATACTTATACATATCATAGACTTGTAGTAGATGAAGCTGGAGTTGCTAATGCTCAGACACTTGTTAATGATTTTAATCAAAGATATAGAGTAGGATCTTCAAACCCAACTTCATCCTTAGATGATGGAGACTTGTTCTTTAATACTACATCAGATAAGATGTTGGTATATAATGCAACAAGTAGCTCATGGGATGAAGTACAATCAGTTGGTAACTTCTTTATAAATACTATATCTTCATATAGTGGAACAGGTGGTAATAGTGCAACATTTAATGGATCAGCTTATAGATTTGTATTATCGAATGCAGGTACCTACGCACAACAACATATTGTTAGTGTCAATGGAGTCATTCAGAAGCCTAATAGTGGAACCAGCCAACCAGCAGAAGGATTTGCTATTGATGGTAGCTCTATTCTTTTCAGTTCCGCTCCTGCTAGTGGTAGCGATTATTTTATCATCACCGTCGGAGCCTCAGTAAATATAGGTTCTCCAAGTAATAATACAGTAACGTCAGCATCTATTGTTGATGGTAGTATTGTTAATGGTGATATATCAAGTAGTGCAGCGATAGCTCAATCAAAATTAAATTTATCAATTACTAACTCTGAAGTTAATGCTAGTGCAGCTATAGCTCAATCAAAATTAAATTTATCAATTACTAACTCTGAAGTCAATGCTAGTGCAGCTATTGCAGGTAGTAAGTTAGCTGATGATTCTATCGCTGAAGTTAAGCTAGATATAAGTAATACAGCTTCAGATGGTCAATATTTACAATATAAAGATAGTACTGATAAACTAACATGGGCAAGTGTTAGTACTGATTTAGTAGCAGATACGTCCCCACAGCTTGGTGGAGATCTAGATACTAACTCATTTGAGATTAGTCTAGATGATAGCCACGCAATAAAATTCGGAGATAGTAATGATTTAACCATCCAACATAATGCGACTAACAGTATCATTGATAACAATACTGGTGATTTAATTATTAGATGTGATGACGATGATATTAAAATACTAGCTGAAGATGATATTCTTCTTAGAGATAATGATGACTCTACTAATTTCATACATTGTATAAATGGTGGAGCTGTAGATCTTTATCATAATGGTACTAAGAAGTTTGAGACAACATCAGACGGAGTTCAAATAACTGGGCATTCTTATCAAGGTGATGACAATAAAGGTTACTTTGGTAACGCTCAAGATATGGAAATCTTCCATAATGGAAACCAGAATATCATTGGTAATACAACTACACAACTACGTTTAATCACAGATGCAATTAGGTTGAGATCTAAAACTGGTAGTGAGACTTATCTTGAAGGAGATGTTAATGGATCCGTAAAATTCAATTACGATAACAGTAAGAAGTTTGAAACTAAAAGTTACGGGTGTAATCTGGTAGGTGATCTGCACATGACAGGTGCTGATAACTATCAACTTAAATTCGGTGCTGCAGATGATCTTAAAATCTTCCATGGAACAGATAATATTAGTTACATATCAGCAGATGGAAGTCAAGCTAGTCCTGGACATCTAATTGTAAGAAATACTGATGGCGCTGTATATTTACAAGCTGATGGTGACGTACTTATAGGTGATGTAGGTCAGAATGAAGATCGAGCAAAATTCATAGATAACGGAGCCGTAGAACTCTATCACAATAATTTTAAAGCTTTCACTACAAAGTCAAACGGTATATCACTGTATGGACCAGAGGGAGTTGATTGTAATATAGATATGTCTGCCGATGAGGGTGACGATAATGCTGATAAATGGCGTATAGTTGCTACTTCTCAGGGTCATTGGGGTATATATAACTATGCTTCTGGTGGCTGGGAGCAGAATATTGAATGTAACGGTAATGGTAGTACAGAACTCTATTATGACAACAGTAAGAAATTACATACTGCTTCAGGTGGGGTATATGTTACTGGCTTTATGTCAGCTGATTCTTTCTATCTAAATGATGATGAGAAGTCATATTGGGGTACTGGAGATGATTTAGAAATCTACCATAAAAGTTCGAATAATAAAAATTATATTGTCAACTTAGCTGATCAATTAATAATTGGAGCAACAACAAATGAGACAGGGATAGCAGTAAGTCCAAATGCTGGTGTAGCTCTCTATCACAATGATGCGAATAAGTTTGAAACTACAGCAAACGGAGCTACAGTTACAGGACACATCAGCGGTGCACATGGTGTCTTAGAACAATTCTTCTGTGTTTGCGATGGTTCAACTATCGCATTAGTTAATGGTAATAAAACTGTTGAAGATGTTACTGAAGATATGGATTTAACTACTACCTATGCAGATATTACTGGTTCAACTCTTGCTTACACACCACCAGCAGGAGCTAAACAAGTTATCTATGAATTTCATTATTCGGGTACATCTAAAGATGCCAATGTTATTTGGCATACTAGATTATATTTAGATAGTGATGAAGTTACCTATGCACGGCAATCGTTTAGAGCTAATGATTCTTTTACCGATAGAATTGTTATGAAATGGGCGTTTAATATAGGAGGAACTGCTGATACTGATTCAGGAAGAGTAGCTTCTTGGTCATCTGATAAAACTATCAAAATGCAAGCACGTGAGTATTCAGGAAATAACGAAGCTTATCTACATAGAGCTACTAACTGGGATGGTTCCAGTACTGATATAGAAGCACCTAACGGGGTTATGCCTTGTATAGGTATCACAGCAATAGGATGATTTTATGGCATTAACACAAATTTCAACAGCAGGCATTAAAGACGATCTTATAACGGCTGCTAAAATAGCTGATGATGCTGTAACCGAAGCTTTATTAGCGGATGATTCAGTAGATGAAGCTAGACTCAAAATAAGTAATGCAGGTTCTAATGGACAGTACCTGCAGAAACAATCCGGCAATACAGGTGGTCTTACATGGGCTACCGTATCTGCTGGAGGTATAACTGATGTTGTCAGTGATACATCACCCCAATTAGGCGGTGACTTAGATACTAACTCATTTGAGATTAGTTTAGATGATTCTCATGCAGTAAAATTTGGGGATGGTAATGATTTACAAATCTATCACGATGGAACAGATAATATAATTGCTAATTCTGGTACTACACTTGCGATTCATAGAGCCACAACGAATGCTGGTAATCCTGTATTAGAAGTTAGATCGAATCATGGAGCAACTAATCAGGTTAAATTTAAAGTTGATGGAGATGGAGATGTATTAATCCCAACTGATACAGGTAAATTACAATTTGGTATAGGATCAGATTTAGCTATCTACCATGATGGATCTTATTCATACATTGACAATACACATTCTGGAGGATTATGGATTCGTGGTGGAACAAGTACTTATCAAATAGGTATTCAAGCTAAAAATAGTGAAAATTCTATTCTTTGTACTGGTGATGGTTCTGCAGCACTCTATTACGATAGTAGTAAGAAGCTTGAGACTACCTCAAATGGAGTAGAAATTCTAAGAGGTACATCAGATACTGAATTAAAAATAACAGCACATAATACAACTTCTCAGTCAAGATTACTTTTTGCAGATAGTTCTGGAATAGATGCTAACGTATCTTACGATCATAATGATCGGAAATTATATCTTGGAACTGCAGCTAGTGGCGGCTTGGAGGGAGATTTAACTATAGATGTAAATGGACATGTTATTATCCCTTCTGATAGTGGTAGGTTAAAAATAGGTGCTGGTGAAGATCTACACATCTACCATAGTGGATCACATTCTTATATAACAAATGCTGGTACAGGTAGGTTATATATAAACGCTGAGCAAATAAATCTGCATAATAAAGCTGTT